TGAGCATATGCAGCAGGAAGGCGTAGTCGCCATTCTTCGCCGGGGGTGTTCCATACTCAAAGCGGTTGTACAGATCGTTGGCAGGATCAAACCCGGTCGTCCATGACTTGACCGAAAATGGCGGATTGGCCACCACGTAATCGAAGGTCTTCAGGCTGCCGTCGGCGTTCTTGTAGTGCGGGTGTGCGAGTGCGTTGTCCTGCCAGATTTCCGCCGTCGGGCAGTCGTGCAGCACCATGTTCATGCGCGCCAGCGCCGAGGTGGCGTTGTCCATCTCCTGCCCGTACAGCGCCAAGTCCAGCCCGGTGCGGTTCTTGGCCTCGTCGTGCGCTTTGAGCAACAGCGAGCCGGAACCGCAGGTCGGGTCATAAATGCTCTGCGCGGCATGGCTGGCTTTGCCCAGGTCAATGACCATGGCCATAATGCGTGAGACTTCCGCCGGGGTGTAGAACTGCCCCTTGCTCTTGCCCGATTCAGTGGCGAAGTGGCGCATCAGGTACTCGTAGGCGTCACCCAGCAGGTCGTCGCCCTCGGCACGATTGCGACCGAAATCCAGCCCCTCGAATATCGCAACCAGCTTGGTGAGACGATCGACCATGGCCTGCGCCTTGCCAAGCTTTTCCTCGTCGTTGAAGTCGGCGACGTTGATCGCGCCTTTGAGGCTATCGTTGGCGTCGGCCAGCTTGCCGATGATCTTGTTGATTTTGTCGCCGATCTCCTTGTCACCTTTAGCCGCCACCATATCGGCAAAACCGCCGCCTGCGGGCACGTTGATCAGGGCGTTGGGGTCACCGGCGTATTTGTCGGAGACGTATTTGACAAATAGCAGGACGAGGACGTAATCCTTGTATTGGCTGGCATCCATGCCGCCGCGCAGCTCGTCGCAGGATTGCCAGAGGGAGGAATAGAGTTCGGATTTCTTCAGGGCCATGTACTTTTACTTTTTTGTTCGTTGTGTAGAAAAGTTACAAAACGCAACCGCCGCCAACTCGGCCAGCAATTGTAATATGAATGTTCAGTACTGTGCGGCAAAGTCCGGCGTAATCCTATCACTGGATCCTGCCTTGCCCGCGCGATATTTTAAAAAAACGCTGAATAACACGCATTTGTCATTGCGGATGCGGTGAGTAATTTTTAATAATCAATGCAATAGATTTATCTCTGCTGGTGTGGGGATGCAGGCAAATCGCGTTTAGCAGACCGATGAAAAGTTATCTGCGTTGTTACTGTATTTTGCCGGACATAAAAAACACGTAAATCATTTTTTATGCGGATTTGGTGGACTTGTTTGACTGTATAAAACTATTTGGTGGTGCCCGGGGCCGGAATCGAAAAACCAGCGTTTAAGCTGGTTTGTCTAGTGCGTTCCGTAATTTAAACGTAATCACTTACGCGATTTCCTTCGAGCCTGCACCTTATCTCTATTCGACAAGGCCCAATCCATCACCTCTTTGGCAACCCATCGGCGCTGCGTAGTTGATGAGCTGCTCCGGACCGATGGAATTGGAACTGCGTCCGGAAAATCTGGAAGTGATGCGGTGTGCTCTATGAATGATCTTGCGCTCTTTATTCCGAGATAATCCGCGCACATTTGTGCAGTCCACAGCCTTTTGTCGTCAGGCACATCAACTTCCTTGCTTCTGAGTGCATCAGCCAAAGCATTCAATGCCTGGGTGTGCCGCTCCAAGACTTCTATTTCTTGTGGTTGCATATTCAATCCTGCTTTTCTCCAAACATTATAAAGTCACGCTCACTAGATGGTCCATTAAGCTGCTCATATTTAGCTGCGCCGATCACCAATCTTATGCACATAAGAGCCATTCTGTAGCGGCGCCACCGGTTTAATCTGTTGCACCGGCAAAAAATCGGTTTGCGTCATAGCGCCGGTGGCGCGGATGTAATCAACCTCAACCTTTGCCGTGTTGATAATTGTCTGCGCGCTATGGTTGATCGCTTCTGCGCGGTCAATGTCCATCGGATTATCCTTGTCTTTTAGTTTCCGGATGGTGTCGAACAGGATTTCACGCAGCTCCGTTATGTCGTTTTTTGTGGTCATTGATCTTCCTTGTGATGATTGCTCTTAGGTGTGTCACTTCCTTGATTTCTTCCGGGTAATTCTGAATGGTGTTGCGAGCCATCAGTTGTTTGCGTGTCAGCAGTTCTAGGTTATCGATCGCGCAATTTTGTTTGTTGCCGTCCTTGAATGCCAGCACCGTGCCTCGTGGCGGATATTCTCCGTGGTGTTTTTTCCAGATCTCACGGTGCAATTGTCTCCACTGGAAATTTCCTTCGGCGATTTTTATTTCTACATAGCCATCCACAGTTATTCTTGTCGCGCCAACCGGCCTAATGTTTTTTGGTATTGCTCCGGGCTTAAAGCGGGTCAGAGGTGATCTTCCGCCTGCACGGTAGCTGGTTCCCTTGTTCCAGGGCGTTGATCCAGTGTTTCTGCGTCCCGTCTCAGTGCAGCCATGCATCTCTCGATACGCCTGGCTCTTCCTGATTCCAATTTTCTTGGCCTTGTGGCCGATCTGTTTGCTGTTGAATACATGGTTCAGCAATTCTTCCATGCGCTGCGGTGTAGTGTCGGCATAGTGTTCGCGCACGATATCTTCTTGTTCCGGCGACCAAGTCTGGCGTTTTTTAGTGTGCTTTCCCATGATGCAACCTATTAAATAACCTTCTCAGTACATAGCTCCTGGCAATCGATACCGCCGTAAAAATCAGTCCGATCTGAATGTTCTGGCTCATGCTGACATCGATGTCATAGAGCGGGAACACGATCAATTGCGCGGCAAGTGTAACGAAACAGCCGATGGCTAACTGTAACCAAGAATTTCATATTAACTCCTGCGGTAGGTATATTCTAAAAAGGAATGTCGTCGTCAATATCATCAAACGCGCTAGTATTCCCCGCGCCCGCGCGAGCTGCTGGTGGGGTAGATTTGTTGTCTGATTCTGATTCTGTCGCGCTTCCCGTTGATCTGTTGCCAAGCATCTTCATGTCGTTGGCGATAATATCGGTCGTATATCGTTCCACACCATCTTTATCAGTCCATTTCCGGGTTTCAAGTCTCCCCTCAATATAAACCGGTCTGCCTTTCTTTAGGTATTCACCGGCAATTTCAGCTAGTTTGCGATAGAAAGTTACGCGATGCCACTCAGTCTTTTCCTGTTTCTCGCCATTCTTGTCTTTCCATGTGTCAGTTGTGGCCAGAGTGATATTGGTTACAGCATCGCCGTTTGACATGTAACGCGTTTCCGGGTCTTTTCCCAGATTGCCTATGAGTATTACCTTGTTGACTGATGCCATGATCTTTCCTCTTTAAAGCTGCCCGGGAAGACGTCCGGACAGCTATTCATTTGATGTGTGCTAGATTCATTCTGGTTTGCGTTTACATGATGGCCTCCGTTTGGTTGGTTGGATTAACATGAGAGATTCGGTGTTTTCCAATTACTCTTTGAATGTGTTGACCAGCATTCTTAATGTGTCTGCACACTCTCTCTTTGCCTTTCTCTCCCCTTTGTCATGAGCGTTATTTAATTTAGCTTCTTCGCTACCGTCTTGTATTCCAGGTTCTTCGGCCTCAGATGTCCAGATTTTTGCAAGCTCTATTAATATTGCATTTTTCATATTTTGATCCCTTATATTCACATTTGAGTTGGCGGTGAGAGATGTGTTTGACTCACTTGCCGGTTAGACGCTTCTACGCTCCACCTTGCCGCCGCACTTACGTGCGAGCGCATCATCACTGCGCTATTCACCAACAAAGAAGCAGGTTATGGTGTATTCGTCTGTGAACTACCCACTGGGATACCAAACCTGATCTGTTAGGATTTAAACCCGCTTCTTTGTTAGCCCTCCGTAAGGTGGAGGATGCCTGTCGGTGTCGTCTGGTATATTCTTGTGATCTATTTCTATAAAACATGTACGAGATGTAATATCGTTAGTTTCACAAAATACTCAGGAAATTAATCCCACTCCAGAATTTTCTGCATTGGCCGTGTTTCTTGCGCAACCCCAACAACCAAGAGCGCTCTGTCTTATGTACATTTTGCAGATGATTTTATTCGTCGTTAAAATTGTCAGAACGCCCTTGGTTTTTGGTGCCTGGTTAACCTCACAGGCTTTGGATTCTTTCATTTTCACTTGCTGCACTGACTCGCAGCCACTTCCTGCACCCGCTTCACGTGCGCTTCCCGGTCTCTTTCTCCCATCCATGCCAGCAGGATCACCATCAGAATGATTGCAATCACTGAGTAGCCTGATGTGCTGAACAGGTTGTGGCTGGGTGCGCGATAGTTTTTCGTGTCGAAGGGGATCATGCTGCCTCCTTGCTTGGGTTGATCAGTATTGCTATCTGCAGGAAAAGATCATCCATGTCGCTGTCATTGATGATAAATGAATCGCCTTCTTCCGGGATCAACGGTATTTCGCTCTCATGCTCTATTTTGGTGGCGTTCTGGTTATTCGGCCGGCGGATGTGCCAGATGGATCCGCCTTGTTCGCGCAACCATTTGGCTTCACCGGGGAAGCGGATGTCGCTGATGACGATTCCGTTGATGCAGGCGTTGCCGGTTGCGGATAAGCGGCGGATGTATTCCACCTTGCGTTCGGCCACTTTCAGCCAGAGGTGTGGGTCAATGCAGTTTCTGCCCCATTCGGTGCCGAGCGTTTGCATGGCCTGGCGTGGGGATTTTCCGCAGAGTTCAGCCATTGGCTGTTCTTTCAGTTCACGGTCGGTTAGGTGTTCTTCTGGGATTCCAAGCATGGTGAAAATCCCTTGGCGGATTGGATCTGCCAGTGAGATGCGGCGGAATTCCTGAGTGTCGCACAGGATCTGTGCGACGGTGTCCTTGCCGCAGCCTGCCGGTCCTGCCAGGCCGATTAGTTTGAGTGGTTGGGTCATGGTTATTCCTTTTCTACAATCTTTGTTACGAATGCGACAAATAGATGCAGTGGTACGTACACATAAAACAGGAACCATTGGAGATCTGATGCGCCACTTGCTTCGAGCAAGAAATGCAACAGATACAGCCATATTGGCAACAGAAGGAACGTTGATATCATCCCGTTGACGTATCTCAGTTTATTTATCATGGTTATTTTCCGGTTAGTTAATGGAAATTGGTTTCCGTTTACTTAAGGCCTGCCGAAGAAAAGGGGAACGCCGGTATCTGCCTTGATTTTGTCTATCATGGTTTTGGTGGCGTCTTCCATGACTTTATCTTCGCGGATTAGCTCGTACCAAAACTTCAAGCCGCCATCCTTGACCCGATAACGCAGCCGCGCATCGATACGATAAGCATCGCCACCCCAGAAAACAGGAATGCCGATTGATATTTTTTCGAACAATTTCATGGTCTCGACGGTTTGTGCGTCATCGTCGTTAACAAACGTAAGGTTCATGCCGCCGCTTTGCGTGCGGATATTTGATTTGAAGCGCATGTCCATGGTTGCCTGGAATTTTGTGGCCATTCCCAGCAGTTCCTGGGCGGTCGGCATGCCTTCGACTGCGGCGATGTCTTGCAGGTTATCTTCGATGAATAGTGCGAATTCAAACTGGGTGAATGCTTCCTTATTATTTCGAGTCCAGCGTTCCCATTCGACAGACTTCTTTGGGAAAAAGGATGCGGAAAAATCTTTCCACTCTTGCGTGGGTTCTGTTGGGTCTGATGGGCGATGGTCGTTGATGATGCACTGGAATGACACGCTGCCTTTTACGTAATCAGCAATTGCGTAAATCACTGTTGCGTTATCGAATGACCGATGTCTCTGGATGTATCCGATGTAGCTTTCGATATCGTCCAGATGCACCGCGCCTTTCTTGCGCATTGGTTGCGGCAGAAGTTTTTCGTCGTCTTTCTCTTCCAGTTTCCAGCCTGGTGGCAGAGCTAACCGCTTGATGTGATCTTGGGTTGCTATCTCAATGGGGGTGATCGATGACGCCAGATCAATAATCGCCTGTGTTTCGCTGCCTTTAACTTCTAAACTTTCCATGATTAATTGGTTCCTTCAACGGTTTTAAGGGGTTGCACGTCTTGCTTGACTACTTTCAGATCCAAGTCATGCTGGTAAGGATTGTTAGGTGTCAGGCTGCCGTCTTCGGTGGCGAACAGCAGGGTTTCCATTGGTTCTTCCGCTGGCATGGTGGCTTTCACTTTGCCGGTGATGTGCATGGCGCCGCTTTTGGTTTGTTTCTTAACCGATATGGTCAGCTCGATCTTGCCTGACTTGCCGGATTCGTTCACTTTCTGCACCAATTCGGCCATTTTGTCGCTGGCGGTGGAGATGAAGAATCCGCCGCCGATGTGGTGCATTGTGTCTGTGATGGGTTTCATGACTGCTCCTTGTTGTCTCGCTTCCAATTCGTTCGTTTCACTTATTTCTCTGATCAACTTTCACCTGCGCTTACGGCTTATGGTTGGTGTTGATGTGAGAAACGATACGCGAACGTATTTGTTATGTCAATACGTACACGTATTATTTGTGATATTATTTTTAACCCAAGATGAAAAATTGTAGAGGTGACTTGAGTGACTTATGGAATTGGTGTCGCACTTATTGGGTTGCTGCTTGTGCTTGTTATTGGATTCGGATTGGTGCTGGCGGGATGTGGGAGGAATAAGGGTTGCCGGGAATGTCGTGAACATATTCCATCCAGGACAATACCGGCCGCTAGGGATATGCCGCCACCGCCACCTAAAAAGAAAGATTGAAGGCCAAGACTTTGGCAACAAAGAACCCGCCGTGGCTGGTTCTTCGGATGTTAATTAGGAGATGTGGTGATGGATGGCAATAAACGTGTTTTATCGTCTAGTGTTTGCGTGCCGGGTGAGATTACTTTATTGTTCTGAGAAGCGACAATCTTTGGGGGTTATGATGAGAATATGGCGCTCTATTCAGGAGCCGGTAAATGAAGTGCTTGATTATGAAAAGCGGATTAATGGTGATGATAAGGGGTTGATCAACGCCTGGCAGGTTGGGCGAAGGCTGGCGGAGCGTGATCCTGATGTTGCTGCTAGGGCAAGAAAGGGAGAATTGCCGGTACTTGGTGTGAGGGGCGGGGTTGAACGAGAGATTAATGTTAAAAAGATTGGATCGCTTTGGTATTTGGCGCAGTGGCAGGGCTTGCGCGGGGAGGATCTGGATATTGATATGGATGCAGAGGTTACGATGGTATGCTCAAGAACTGGCGTGAAAGTATCGTACACGTTAGATATCAGTAAACTTTTCGGTTCTAAGGAAGATTCTGAATAGAGTCTGTCCAATGTTTCTCAGTGATAACGGCTGTCGGATGTCCTTTTTCCTTTAGGCGCATGGCGTAGGCAATTTTGTTGCCGAAAGACTCGTGCACCCAGGCGTGTGATCCGATTGTTCCGATAACCAGATAGTTGACCTTTAGAGTCATGTTGTCGGTTGTTATTGCGCCCAGTTGTTCAGTGATTTTTTTACAATACGCGCGGGTACCGGCCAGGAATTCTCCGGTAAAACAAAATACTGTTTGGTTGAATGATACCGGCATTGTATCGTAAGGCATCCCGGTGATCTCCGCTTGAGCGGAGCCTGTATCTAAGAAATGGTTACCGGTCACGTGCTTCAGTGTTTGGAGTAGATTGATCCTGTCATCATCGGTGATTACGCCGTCTTCCAGAACAATCCTGACGCGCTCGGATATGATCGACCCTGGCCATGTATTGGCAACGGCGTCATACTCAGTTAACCAGGTGTTAAGGAAATGGATCTCGCTGTCATTGATATGGTTGTCTGCGGCGATTCCAGTGCAGATCCCGAGTAGTGTTTGCATTGATTTGGTGAATTGCCGGTTGGCTATGCTGCTGAGGGCGGCTGGCTTGTTCCCTTCGTATCCCATGATTACCCTGTTTTACATTTGCATGATTCTATTGCGCACCACTCGCTGATATCAATCACCATTTTGTCTTTTCTTATTTTTTCTCCTCGCGTTGTATTTCTGCTGGGGATGGTTAATAGCGTATGTAACAGCTTCAAGTGTGGGAATTTTTTCCGGCTTCGCGTCTAATGTCATTGCAAACAGTTCTAATTTCTCTGGTGTGATTTTCCCGTCTTCAGTGTCTATGATCATTTGTATCATCTTGCTTTTTAATAAGCTAATCTGATTCCCTTGGTTTGCGTGTGTCGCTTCCTGGATGTCCTGATTGAAAGGTGTGTCGTCCAGTGGCAAATCACCCCTTAGCTGGCTCTCGTTGATGTTGTAGGCCGCCGCCAGTTTTTCTACGGTGTTGGAACTCATAGTTGAATGCTTGCCGGACATAAACCTGAATATTGTGGGTTGTGGCACACCCGATTTCTCAGCAAGTGAATAGTCGTTATCCCCATGCTTTTCCATCAAGTTCTTCAGTGTTTGTCGCATTCTGTCACTCATAGTGTAAATGTACGCGAACGAATTATTTAGCACAAATACGTTTAAGTATTGACAATTGATACGTTCGCGTATCATAATGGTTTATGGATATCAAAATAATGTTAGATGAGCTGTTACTCAGCGGCATGACCGATGCTGGTGTAGCGCGAGAAATTTCAACTGATGAAGATCAAATCGCGCCATCGATTGTTAATAGATGGCGGCGTGGGATTCATAAAAGAACCTCTTACGATAGATACATCAGAATTAGAGATCTCCACACTCGCATCAAGACGGCCACCTGAATTGTTGATGGTTATAGCCAATTAACCTTCTCAGCCGCGCCCATTCGGTTAAAAGTGGGCTATCCAGGCGAACCTGGTGTTTCAAATTTTCCCTTCCGCCACTCGCCCTCACTCGGGTGGTGGAAGGTTTTTAAAGGTTATTTTCCGGTTGGTTTTGCCAGCCGGTTTTGCGGAGAAATCCGCTGGACTCCGGCCACGATGGAAGGTTATCTCCCTGGCGTGGCCGGTGAAGTCCTAAGAGTTTGCATGATAAGTGGCTGTGGCTTTGAGTGCTACGCCCGAATAAAGGATGACCGGACATGAACACAATCGACGTAATACATGATGTTGCGCACAGCTACCCGGGCGGTGTTGAGGCGCTTGCTGCCAGGATGGGTAAGAGTGGCGATACGTTGAGAAAGAAGGTTCTGCCGACGAATGATACGCATGAGCTGACAGTCAAGGAGCTGCGCAAGATTGTTGATTATTGTGATACCGACCGGGTGGCACAAGCATTCGCCGATGAGCGCGGTTTGCTATGCATCAAGAAGCCTGATTTTGAGGCGCTCTCGGATAAAGAAATACTCGATCTGTTCCTTGATCTTGCTGCACAGCAAGGCGAATGGGCAAGAGAGATCAGCAAGGCCATGGCAAATGGTGAGATCGACTGGAATGAGTTGGTGAAGATCCGCAAAGAATACGATGAATTCATTACCGCCGCGGCGGAGGTCATGAACCGGCTGCAAAGTTTCATGGCCGTGAGTGAGGAAATCAGATCGGCTAAGTTAAAGCGTTGATTTTTTAATTTGAATTTATATTCCATGCAAATTCACATTCACCTCAGCGTAACAGCAACAACTTTTAATTTATGTACGGTTACACACACAGGGCTAATCAGTTATGCGAGTAATTAAGAATCGTCATGATATCTCCCTTGATGAGGCCGCCGCAGCAGCCAGCGCACAATTCAGCGTGCGTAGCCGGATGGTTGCACTAATTCGGAGGGGTTGAAATGAGAGCTATTGATGCGCTTGAGAATGATGCGGTTGATGAAATTGGCGGTATCCACAAGGCTAACTTGATCATCAAGCTTTTTCTCCAGCAGGCAGATATTGAGCTGGCTGAACAAAAGCTTTGGGCGGCTGTTTTAGCCAATGCGGTGACGGATTTGTTGTTGGGACAGCGCAGCACCTGCCCGGCGTGAGGCGGTGAGTTTTTTCAAAAACCGCCGTCATGTGACTGTTTGTGATTGGCTGGGATTGAATCCGGATTGGGTGCTTGAGGTGTTAAGAGATCATGCGGGGTTGGAGGTGTGAGTAATAAACAGTGGGGTCATGGTTTCCGTGTTGGGTGCGACCAAGGTTCTGAGGAAGGTTATCAATACGGTCTTGAGTCAGGTATTGGAGTTGGCGGCATGGATGCTGCGGAAAAAATTAATATTTTGATATGTTCTATGGTTAGCACACTTTCTGAAAAAGGTGTGTGTCCTGAATTTTGGCTAACTCTACGGATGATTAGCGAGATAAATGCAAAAAATATGTTAACGGAATAGCGCGGGTGGCATAACCAAATTCAGTTGAAAAATATGGAGATTGTAAAATGAGTCAGATTGTTATTTTAGATAAGTTTGCGGATCAAAGCGTATCTTTCACAGAAGTTGCTGAGCATTTTGGTTTGAAGAATATTGTTCATGATTGGTGTTCTGGGGATGATTTGCCTGATGATTCGTTAATTTTAGTGAGGGGCACTGAACCAGTTGATGGCGGAATTTGTTGGAAGGAAGTTGAGCTGCGAGTGTTGAGAAAGAAAATTTCTCCTGATTTGAAGAGAGATATCAAGACTGCTCTCTCAAACGGTGTTTTCGCTAGGCAACGTGAATTCTCGCTTCAAGCGGTCTTGCTTGCATTAAAAATAGAAAGATGCTCTGGCAGTGTGCGCATGATTGCGCATGAGGTCTTGTTAGAGTGCGGCTGTGAACAAGTCTCCAGGGCTTATGACCTAAACAGGAAGTGGTACAAGCTGTCCGCGCCGCGCGTGCAAGCTGACATCTGACCAGCGCATTGATGAAATCATGAGCGCTCAAATGCATACTGACCACGTAGAAGGATTCTCTCAGGCTGCGCGTGATGCTGGCCTTGAGATCAAAGGCCGCATTACTGCGGATGGGAAAATCCACCGCTGCGAGATGACCGGCGATAAGAAAGGCAAGAAAAACGGCTGGTATGTGCTGTTTTTGGATGGCGTCCCAGCCGGTTCATTCGGTTCCTGGCGCACAGGCCAGACTTGCAGTTGGTGCGCAAAGTCCGATCATGAGCTGTCGGCGGATGAAATCAAAGAAAATAAACGGCGCATGGCGCAAGCGCGCGCTCTGAGGGAAAAGGAGGAGACCGCTTTGCGTGCGGCGGCCAAAGATAAGGCTGGCAAGATCTTTGCGCGTGCCGGTTCAGTCGATGCGAAGCATGGTTATGTGGTCAAGAAAGGCATTAAGCCAATTGCTGCTAAGCAGATTAAGGCTATGATTGTGCTGCCGGTGCGGGATATCGAGGGTGATCTGCATTCATTGCAGTTCATCATGCCGGATGGATCGAAACAGTTCCTGACCGGTGGGCGAAAGAAGGGGTGTTTTAACCTGATTAGTCCGGATGGTACCGAAGCTGCTGATATCAAGACACTTTATGTTGTCGAGGGATGGGCGACTGGTTGCAGTGTTTTTGCTGCGACCGGTCAGCCTGTTGCGGTGTGCTTTGATGCGGGCAATTTGTTGCCGGTGTGCAGTGCGCTGCGCGGTAAATATCCCGATGCGAAGATTGTTATTTGTGCGGATGATGATTCTCAAACGGATGGAAATCCCGGTTTGGCCAAAGCGACAGCGGCCGCCGAAGCGGTTGGCGGGTTTATGGTTAAGCCCGATTTTGGCGATACCCGTCCGGATGGCGCCACCGATTTCAATGATTTGCAGCAGCATGCCGGTGTTGATGCGGTGCGTGCGTGCATTTGCGGTGAGAAATCGAACGTGATCGATTTGACCGCGCGGCGTGCTGAGAAGGTTAAAGAGGCTAAGAAAACCAAAAAAGCGGAAGAAGAGAAGCAGTTAGACTGGAATCTGATGAACCGCATCCTTGAGCGCTATGTGCTGATTTATGGCACAGATACGTGCTACGACATCAAGGAAGGTATCGTGATGCAGGTAAAGAATTTCCGGCTTGCTGTCACCAATGATTATGCTAATTTTTGGCTCAAGTCTCCGCAGCGTCGAATGATATTGCCTTCCCAGTTGGTCTTTGATCCCACTTGCAAGTGTTCCGATGAGGAAGTGAATTTATTCCGTGGCTTCGATATGAAGCCTAAGAAGGGGAATTTTTCGCCAATCCTGGAATTGCTGAATCATTTGTGCGCTGAATCTGCTGAGACTGATCAGGGTGTTTATGATGTGATGGATTGGGTTTTGAAGTGGCTGGCTTTGCCGTTGCAGAAGCCTGGGGCGAAGATGCGGTCAGCCTTGGTTTTTCACGGGCCTCAGGGTACTGGTAAAAACTTATTTTTCGAGGTAATCGCTTCAATTCACGGTCATTATGCTTTGGTTGTCGGGCAGGAAACGCTTGAGGATAAGCACAATGACTGGATGTCTCAGAAATTGTTCTTGATTGGCGATGAGGTGATTGCGCGTCAGGAACTTTATCATCAGAAAAATAAGCTGAAGGCGTTCATAACCGGCGAGACGCTTCAGGTTAATCCGAAGTTCTTGCCAATCCGAACTGAAAAAAATCATATCAATGTTGTTTTCTTATCCAATGAGGATCAGCCGCTGGCGTTAGAGCCTTCTGACCGGCGGTATTTAGTTGTCTACACGCCGCCCAGGCGTTTGGACGGTCTTTATGATGAGGTGTCTCAGTGCATCAAGAACGGCGGCATTGAGGCTTTTTACTATCACCTTATGCATTTGGATCTTGGGGATTTTAACGAGTACTCAAGGCCGATCATGACTGTTGCTAAGCGTGACCTGATCAATCTTGGATTGAAACCTGCGCAGCGATTTGTTTATGAGTGGTTGAAGGGTTATCTCCCCCTCCCTCTGGTTGGTTGTTCGGTTGAGCAGCTCTACCAGGCTTTCCTTCATTGGTGCCGCATTAATGGCGAACGGTTCGCGCCAAATAAGGCTGCGTTCGGATCTTCTGCTAGGAAAGCTGTGGACATATTGTCTGAACGAACCGAGGGGTGCGTACCTATCCTGGATGTTAAGAATGTCCGGCTTCCATTTTCCAGAAATGAGCAAACCAGCGTGAGAATGTGGGTTCCTGCTAAGAGTGGGCCTAAAGAGGGTGAGACTATCGGTGAGTGGGCGGTGGGGGCAATGGACGCTTTCACCGGTCCTTTGAGAAAATTTAAGGGATCTGATAACGATGAAAGCTAGCACTGTCTTGGATGTTACGACGTTACGATGGCGTTACGACGATGTTACGGCCAAAACCCGCGCGGTTGCTTGTGTTACGGCTTTTTCTATGCACGCGCACATGCATTTTGTTTTTATATTATTTCTCCAATATTTAAACAATAAAAATATTCTGACTTTTTCTATACGCGAGGAAATCTGTCGTAACACCGTAACATATATTAAATACATATACTTGCATCGTAACTTCGTCGTAACGTCATCGTAACACCGTAACAAATCTATTAATCAATTACTTATAAATAAAACCTAGTGAGTGATAAAAAGATTAGTAAGGATGATGTTAGAAAGACTTTTCCTAAGTGTTATGAATTCATTGATGAAGTAATAAAAGTGTTTGGTAGAGATGGGATTAATCGGATTGTTTGGATTAAGGAGGGTGATAAGGAAATGGGTAAGCAGACGGTGGTTGATCCTGAGAATGTTGTGAAGCTGAGTGAGCTGTGCATTGATTCGCATGCGTTCTGTGAACCTGAATCCAAGGGAAAGAAACATGCAAAGTAGCGCGCTGAGAAGTTTTATGTACGGAGACCCGGCGGATGTGGTCGAGCGGTTGGAAATGAATCAGTTGGGTTGCCGTGCTTGCAAGGCGCATAAGGTGGTGTTTGATCGGGTGTTGTGTGGTGATGTTAGGAATGAAACTCAGCAGGCTGGTGTGCCAAGGATTGGCCATCGGTGCAAATGGTTCAGCGATAAATAACGGAGGGTGTGCGATGGATAGCTTGTATGCGTTTGATAAGGGCACGGTTGTTTCCAGGTTGAATCGTTGGGGAAGGTGGAAGATGGCAAGTGGGGTGGCGTTGGGTTATCCTTCACGGTCTTGCTTTATGCGATTGGGTGGTGATGGCTCGCCTGGCGATCATTACGATGAATTCGATTCGGAGTGTATAGAAACTAATCGTGCTGTTGATCTGTTGCCTGCCATACCAATGGTTGTTGTTCGGATTGAGTACGTGATCGGATACAAAGATACGGCCGTAAAGGCGCATGCTTGCGGGATATCGAAGCGTGCTTACTATAATTATCTGCAATCTGCGCATGAGATGGTTGCAAATCTTTTAAATAAAGAGTTGCGTATCGTGCACGATTATAGTATAAATGTGCTAAGTGTCTTAGAAATCCGCACAGCATAACCACACACACCGAGTAATCAAGAAGCCAGCCATTGCGTGCTGGCTTTTTTTATGCCCATTTGAAACACAATACCAAATACGAACGCGGATCATCTGCGCAGCGTGGATATGGATATAAATGGCAGAAAGCAAGGGAAGGTTTCCTAAAGAAACATCCGCTTTGTGCTGAGCATGAAAGACGTGGAATAGTAGAGATTGCGATAATCGTTGATCACATCAAGCCACATCGGGGAGATATGGTGTTGTTTTGGGATAGCAGCAATTGGCAATCACTCTGCAAGCTGTGCCACGATTCGTGGAAGCAAAGACTCGAGAAGTCAGGCATTGATTCCGGATGCGACCTAACCGGATTACCGACAGACCCAAATCATCATTGGAATAAATAACCACCCACCACCGGGGGCGGGTCAAAAGTATACAACTTTCCGCTTCTAGACCGTTTGCTTACTTTTATGTGCAGAAAATTGAATTAAAGGTAGGGGGGGTAAGAAATTATTGCCATTTATTGGCTATTTTTCGCTGAATTAGAATGAAACCAGGTCCAATACCAAAAAAGAACAACGTCACAGAGCTTAAAACATCCGGTGACAACAAGCCTAAGTTCACGGCGCCGGATTGCCCGGAACATATACAGGGTAATGCCCGTGCTGAATGGTTGCGGATAGTTGTATTTCTGGAGAGATACAAGCTGGTTACCGACATCGATACAGCCGCGCTCGCACTCTATTGCGGTGCCTATGGCCGGTGGCAAGATGCTGAAAAGCGTATGAGGGAAATGAAGGCCGATGGCGGCGACGGTTTGATTATTGAATCGCCCAATGGCTACCCAATACAAAACCCATATCTAGCGATCGCCAATCGCGCCATGGAAGATTGTTACAAATACCTGCAACAGTTTGGTTTGTCGCCGGCAGCCAGGACAAGAGTTGTTCCAGGTCTGCAAGGCGATCTATTTGGGTCTGATGAAGCGAGTAAAAAGTACCTCACGTGATCCAGTAACCACATACGCGCGTAAAGTTGTTCAAGGAAAGATACCGGCTGGTTCACCCGTCCGGGCAGCTTGCCAGCGACACTTAAACGACCTAGAGAAAGCCGCCGACCGCGGCTTTTTTTTCGATCTGGAAAAAGTCGAGCGCGTTGTTGGTTTCTTCCGTGACGTGCTAAGGCTCAACGGTGGCGAATATGAAGGCGAACCGTACCATCTGTTTGACTGGGAAGCATTCGTTGCCGGCAGCTTATTCGGTTGGGTTGATGCGGAAGGGTTTCGGCGTTTCCAGATTGCGTATATTGAGACGGCAAAAGGCAGCGGCAAATCTCCGCTCGTTGCCGGGTTAGGTCTGTACGGACTGGTTGCGGATGGCGAGATGCGCGCCGAAGTATACGCGGCAGCGACAAAGAAAGACCAAGCCATGATCCTTTTCAGGGATGCGGTGGCGATGGTAGATCAATCGCCAATCCTATCGAAAGAAATTAAAAAGAGCGGCCGTGGTGACCAGGTCTGGAACTTACAGTATTTGAAGAATGGCAGTTTCTTCAAACCGATATCATCGGATGAAGGCCAATCAGGTCCGCGCCCGCATCTCGGATTGATCGACGAAGTGCACGAACACAAAACCGCGCACGCCATCAACATGATGATCGCCGGGTTCAAGTTCCGTAATCAGCCCATGGTAATCATGATCACCAACAGCGGCTCGGACAAGAAGAGCCCGTGCGGCGTGCGGCATGATTATGGAATTAAAGTGGCCAGCGAACAGGTTATCGACGATCGTCAGTTCGCCTATATCTGCGCGCTAGATGCTGGCGATGACCCATTCAAATCTGAAAAATGCTGGCACAAAGTAAATCCCAGTCTGCGCTATGGATTGCCGAAAAAGAAATATCTTAGAGCGCAAGTAAAAAACGCCATCGGCATGCCAAGCGATGAAGCCGTTGTCCGCCGCTTAAATTTCTGCGAATGGACGGAAGCGCACAACCCATGGATATCGTCTGATGTCTGGAACAATGCCCGCCGCGTATACGACTGGCGGGATCTTGCCGGAAGGCGCGCATATGGTGGGCTTGATCTTGGATCGACCACTGATCTGACAGGGTTAGTGCTGTGGATAGAACCAATTGAAGCGGGCGAACCCTGGCACCTTGTGTCATTCGCGTGGCTTCCGGAAGAAGGTCTCGGACGCAAAGAGGACATGGACAAGGTCCCATACTTCGCGTGGAAGACCGCTGGATTATTAAAAACAACGCCAGGTAGGGCAATCAGCAAACGATTCATCCTGCAACACATTGTCGAGCTGGGGGAGATCTTTGATATCCAATGCATCGCCTACGACCGCTGGAGAATGCAGGATCTTATCCAGATGGCCGCTGATGACGGCTATGACTTGCCGGAACTGGTCCCGTTCGGTCAAGGGTACAAAGACATGAGCCCGGCGCTCGAAATGTTCGAGACAGCACTGCTCAATAACGAAGTGGTGCACGACGGCCATCCGATCATGACCATGTGCGCTGCCAATGCAGTAACCACACAAGACCCGGCGGGAAACAGAAAAATGGACAAAATAAAAGCAACTGGGCGCATCGATCTGATGGTTGCTGCTGTCATGGGTGCCGGTGTAGCGCTTGGTAATAATTTGGAAGAGAAAAACGAAGTCGGCATCTTTGTCCTGTAACCCAATAGGCTCTAATGAATTTTAAGATTTCATCACTGATTCCATGGGCACGGAAGAGCGCCACAACCACGCGCGATCTGTACAAAGAGATTCTTGGGATGCAGCAGTCAAAAGCCGGTGTATCAGTTGACTGGAAAACGGCAATACAAGTCAGCACGTTCTTTGCCTGCGCGCGCGTAATCGCGGAAGGGATCGCCCAGGTCCCGTTCAAATTGCACAAAGAAAGGGCTGACGGCAGGGGATCTGATCCGGCCAAAGGTCACTCTCTGTACAAGCTGCTATCGCTCAAGCCAAACGAATATCAAACTTCATTTGAGCTGCGCGAACAGATCGGCCTTCACCTGGCGATCAAATTCAACGCGTATATCTTTATCAATCGCGGCGGTTTGCGTGGCGAAATCGTAGAGCTGCTGCCGTTCGAACCAGATCAAGTGCGCGTTGTGCGCGATGGCTGGGAGAGAAAGTACGAGGTTTATGTCGGTAAAGGAAGAGTGATTCCTGTTCCAGCCAAGGACATGTGGCATATCAGAGGGCCGTCCTGGAATGGCGTTTTTGGAATGGATGCCATCAAGCTTGCGCGTGAAGCAATTGGATTGGCGCTGGCAACTGAGGAGCATAGCTCGCGCATGTTCAGCAATGGGGCAAGGGTGGGAGGGGTGCTCTCATCAGACACCACGCTGTCCAAAGAACAGCGCGAAGATCTCAAGACCGCATGGGAAGAAGCTTACGGCGGCAATGTCAATGCCTACAAAACCGCCGTTCTGTACGGTGGATTGAAATATCAATCCATGGCGATGACCGGCATTGATGCCCAGCATTTAGAACAAAGACGTTTCCAAGTGGAAGAAATGTGCCGTGGCGCGCGCGTCATGCCGATCATGGTCGGGCATGCCGACAAGTCCATGACCTACGCCAGCTCAGAGCAAATGTTCCTGGCGCACGTCGTGCACACGATGGTGCCGTGGTATACGCGCATTGAACAATCGGCCGCGGTCAACTTGCTGACAGACGCTGAGATTGACGCCGGATATTACCCAAAGTTCAACGTCAACGGATTGATGCGCGGCTCAATGAAGGATCGCGCGGAATATTTCACGAAGATGTTTAACATCGGTTCGCTTAACCCGAATGAAATCCGGGCTTACGAAGAACTGAACCCATACCATGGCGGCGATGAATACCGCGTACCAATGAATACCGAAGAGCCTGGGGCAAGTACAGATAATAGCGCGGGCGACGGCACAGATAACGTAGGAGAAACGGCAAATGCATAGAATTAACTGCAATCTTAGGGAGCTGAAGTTTGCATCCAGTGATAACAAAGGTACCAATACAGGGGTCATGGAGTTCTCTGGTTATGGCGCGGTATTCGAAAATGTAGACAGCTACGGCGACATGATCAGAAAAGGCGCATTCGCTGACACCCTGAAAGAAGCACGAAAGACCGGGATCTGGCCAGCACTGCTATTGCAGCACGGTGGTTTCGGGTTCGATGCTGATGACATGATGCCGATCGGGATCATTGATAGCATGGAAGAAGACAAAGTCGGACTGAAGATCAGTGCAGAGCTCGCAGATATCCAGCGTGCACGTGATGCCTATGCGCTGATGAAGATGACGCCACGCCCGGCAATCGATGGATTGTCTATCGGTTATATCCCAGTCGCATTTGAAAATGGCACGGATCCTAATGGGCCAAGAAGAATATTAACCAAGATCAAGTTGATGGAAGTGTCTCTCGTGACCTTCCCGGCGAACAGTAAAGCGCGCATCACCGACGTCAAGAGCGACGGCCAGGGAATCCGCGCTGCAGAACAAGCCCTGCGCGAGGCAGGGTTTTCCCGCAATGATGCCAAGAAGATTTTGGCTCATGGCTATAAATCCGTTGGTCAGTGCGACGCTGAGGAAATGGATGGGCTGGCAATGCAAATCAAGCGAAACATCGCTATTTTGTCCAACACATAAAAAGGAACCGAAATGAATTTTCTAATCAAGTCCAGATTCCGGACATTACTATTTGTAATCACCGTCATGTTTGTGCTGACCGCCTGCGACCTGGTTTCGGCCGCAGATTTAATTTCACCGGGAATGTTTGGTGTAGCAGCAGCGCTGCCATTCATGATGGGTGACACCGCAGATATGGGGGGAATCACAGAACTGCTTAAGAAACAGGGTGAGGCGTGGGAACAATACAAATCCGCGAATGACTTCAGGTTGAAGGCGATTGAGGAGAAAGGGTTCGCGCCAGCGGATACCGTCGAGAAGGTGGCAAAGATCGATGCCGATCTGGTACAGCTTAGCCGGGATATTCAGGAGGTTGCCAAAAAATCCAACCGCCCGCAGATGCATGAAGCAAAAGGAATCCTAACGCCAGAACACGCGGAATATAAAGCCGCATTCAGCGGATTCATCCGCAACGGTAAGGATGCGGGTCTGAAAGAGCTTGAGAAGAAAGCCTTCATGCGCGGATCGGATGTGGATGGCGGGTACAACATCCATGCTGAAATGGAAGCGTCAATCGACCGCGTTGCATCCACCGTAGCATCAATGCGCCAACTGGCTGATGTCCGGGTAATCGGCAACGCATCAATCAAGATGCGCGTCAAAACATCCGGCGTCGCTGCCCGTTGGGTAGGTGAAGGCGAGGCTGGTGGCGAGACAACCAATGCGAAATACGCAGAAGTTGAAATCTATGCTGAGGAAATGGAAATCGAACCCTGGGCATACAACAGCGCGCTTGAAGATGCAGACTTCGATGTTGAAGCAGATATCATGGACGAAGCCGGTATTGGATTTGGTGAAGCAGAAGGCGATGCCTTCATCAATGGCACTGGCGTTAAAAAACCGCGCGGTATCCTGACCTACACCAACGTTGCAAACGCCAGCTACGCTTGGGGCAAGGTTGGATTCATCAAATCCGGAGCCAATGGTGCCTTCGCCGCATCTAACCCAGCCGACAAAGTCATTGACCTGATTCATTCATTAAAATCAACCTACCGCACCGATGCGGCCATGTTGATGGCTGATACCACCCTCGCTTCTCTGCGCCAAATCAAGGACGGCTCAGGCAGTTATTACCTGTTCAATCCTGATCCATTGGGCAAATTTGGCGGTTTGGTTCTGGGCGTTCCGGTTGTGATCGATGACAACATGCCGATTCTTGCGACAGATTCCTACTCAATCGCGTTCGGTAATTTCAAGCGCGCCTACCGCATCGTTGACCGCAAAGGAATTGCCTTGATTCGTGACAACATCACAACCAAAGGCACCACCAAATTCAACTTGCGCAAACGAGTAGGCGGCGGCGTCAAAAACTTTGAAGCCCTCAAGCTGATGAAATTCGCTGCTTAATCAAAAAGAACGATCCAGCCAGGCAATGCTTGGCTGTTCTTATTGAAACCATTTGATAAAGGATAAAACAATGCGTGATTTACACAACAATATCCACATTAAGCGTGCTCTAAGCCCGGTATCGGTTGCTGATACTACGGCTCAGGTCTGCCAGATCATTGATCGGGCAGATTACAATTCACTCGAATATGTGATTGCAACCGGCTCAATCGCCGATGCGGATGCAACATTCACCGTGCTGCTGGAAGAAAGCGACGATTCCGGCATGTCTGGCGCAACTGCGGTTGCCGATGCCGATCTGCTCGGCACAGAAGTGCTTGCCGCGTTCCAGTTTGACGACGACAACGAAACCCGCAAGCTGGGTTATATCGGCAAAAAACGCTACACCCGAATGACCATAACGCCGGTGGCCAATGCTTCGGCAGCGCTACTTTGTGTTGTGGCCATTCTTGGGCATCCAGCAAACGCACCAACAATCAATCCGCCTGTGTAATTAGTAGATAACCGTTCGCACATCAATTGAGCGAACGGTTAATAAAATTCGAATATTTTACTTTAGGGCGAGAAATGAAGATAACGGTTAACGGGAAGAAGTTTGAGTTGGGCAAGGCGTGCGATTTAATGTCCTGCAAAGTCGGACTTGAGAAAGCTTGTGAACTCGCTGGGATCCCGGTCCATCGTGTTGTCAGAGCTACTTGCAAGCAAAAGGACGGGACGATAATTGATCTAGTTAAAGGCATGAAATGCATTGCGTGGCATGGATCATCATTCAACATATCTATGGTAGATGCTAGAGATGAAGAAAAATAAAACAGAACAGTTGCTACAAGCGCGTGTACTCGGCGGCTTCACGCTCGATGGCGTAACTTATCACTCCGATGACATCATCGAAGCGCATCCTGACATCATCAAATCGCTCGGCACGGCCATTGATCCTGACCCCGCCGCAGTAGATTATTGTCTTAACAAACAAGATGCGGTGATCAAGCGGCACGAATGGACCAAGCCTGAATCTTCAATTGAAGAAGTAGAAGCCACACAATAATTCTATGCCTGTAAAACTGATCACAGCACCAACGGACGAGCCGCTAACTCTGGCCGAAGCTAAAGCACATATGCGCTTCACGGCATCTTCAGAGGACACGCTAATCACCGCATTAATCGGTGCAGCCCGGGGGCTGTGCGAGTCGGAGACCGGACGGGCAATGATGGCGCAAACGTGGGAATTGTCATTGGATAATTTCGCTGATGAAATGTGGTTGGATCATCCGCCGGTTGTCAGTGTCACCAGCGTCAAATATACCGATGTTGATGGCGTCGAACAAACCTTGGCAAGCACGGAATACGTGCTGGATACCGCAAGCGAATCCCGCGCACGGGTCGTGCTTGCTGTTGATAAGACCTGGCCGGATGTTTACACCGGCATCAATAATGTGCGAATCCGCTACGTAGCCGGATACGCCAATGCAGCGGCGGTACCCAAACAATTAAAACAATGGATGCTGCTGCAAATTGGGCACTGGTTCAAGAACCGCGAATCCGTGAACGTTGGAAACATAACCAGCAAATTGGATTACGTCGACAACCTGCTCGACGGGTACCGGATATGGGGCGCATAAATGCCAGCACCCGGCGCCGGACAACTGAACCAGCAAATCACCATCCAGCAACGCACCCAAACGAAGGATGCGGAAGGCGGCATGGTGGATTCGTGGGCAAATTTCTCCGCGAACGTGTGGGCCAAGGTCAACAATCTATCCGGCAATGAACGCTCAGCCACCGCAAAAGGTGGGGAAAAGCAGGAAGCGCGGATTGAATTCACGATCTATTACGTTGCGGGCGTGACCAACTCGATGCGGATTAGCTATGGCGGAAAGTACTACAACATCCGTCATGTGAATAATTTCATGGAAGGCAATGAATACTTGATCATCACCTGTGACACCGGGGGCAAAGATGGCCGGTAATACACAAATATTAGGAATTCAGGGATTGCAGGCCAAGTTCATGGAGTTACGTCAGGATATGGCACTCAAAACGGCGCGGCGCATGGTGGCATCTGCCGGTAGCGTATTGAGGACGGAAGCCAGGGCGATTGCGCAATCGCAAGGATTAAAGAAATCCGGCGCATTGCTCCGCAATATTGCCATCAAACGGGAGCGCCGCGCGCCAGCAGGCACCGAACAATACAACCTTGGCGTGCGTCATGGCCGTGACCTTGGCAACGGTAAGAAAGTAATCAAATACCTGGAAGTGGGCAAGAGCGGCCGCGTCGTTACGCGCAGGCAGAATGACCCGTTTTACTGGAAGTTCCTGGAATTCAATACCAAATACCGGAACGCCACGCCATTTATCCAAACAGCATTAGAAAACAAATCAGAACAAGCCATTGCCGCAATGCAGGACCGGCTAGATAAAGATTTAGCCAAATACAAGTAATCCACAAATAACCCATGACCATCGGAACCACGATCACCACAGCACTCACCGCTGTGCTGGCGAATTCGTGGGCGGACACATTGCCACCGGAACCCACATTTCCGGCGCTGGTGTTCGAGATCGACAGCACGCCGGAATCAGACTGGGTACTCGGTGGCGGCTATACCCAGCACGTGATCACGGTCACCACATTTTCATACACTAAAACCGAACTCGCAACACTCAGCGCATCGATACAGACGGCCATTGAGGCGATCAACGGATTCATCACCGAAGAAGAAAGCGGGTCCGCGCAGTTTGAAGAACTGCCGGGCGTGTATGCGCATTTCCAGAATTTTAGAATCAGAACACAATCTTAAGGAGGTTTGAGCATGGCAAAGTTAATGCGAAACGTAGTGCTGACGTGTAAAGAAGAAACCACGTCCGGCACGGATATTGTGCCGACATCCCTGGCGAATTCAATATTGGCCAGAGTATCCGACGCGCAACCGATATCCGCCGAGTTTGCGGATCGCAACAACGCCAAACCTTATTTGGGATCTTCCGGCAAAGTCGCGGTATCCAATCATTCCGAGATCACAGTCGAGTTTGAGCTGGCAGGAACCGCAGCCGCCGGTGACGTTCCCGGCTGGGGACCATTGATGAAAGCTTGCGGGTACGGCGAAACCGTTGTGGCCGCGACCAGTGTTACGTACAAGCCGATTTCCGCGTCGTTCAAAACCGTCACGATTTATTATTATCTCGATGGCCTGCTGCATAAAATGGTTGGTTGCGCCGGATCGCCGTCATTTAGCCTAAGCGCACGCGGCATCCCGATGGTGAGCATCAAATTCATGGGGCTGTATTCCGCCACCTCAGACGTATCCTTGCCGACAGATTCTGTCTACACCGCGTTCCTCGCACCGCAGGCCGTCAACAAAGTCAACACCACGGCATTCACCCTGCACGGTGTCAGCACACCGTTTGATACCCTGTCGATCGATGGCGGGAACTCGGTGGTGTACCGAAACATGCCGGTGCTGGAAGAAGTCATCATCTCCGATCGCAAAGTCAGAGGCAGCATATCGATCCCGATGACATCGGTGGCCACCAAAGCATGGCACGACGTCTCATTGGCCGGAACACTGGCGGCATTGTCAATGACACACGGCGCCGTTGCCGGTAAAACATTCACAATCAGCGGCCCGAAAGTGCAGCTTCTCAGTCCGCAATATGCAGACAAAGACGGCGTGGTCATGCTGAACATGGGCCTCGACTTCCAGCCCAATTCCGGCAACGACGAACTGTCGATCGCAATCACATAATATCGAGCAGCTGCTCGGATTTGTAACTGTCTATATTAAATAAATAAAGGAATAAAGATGGCATTCAAGATAGCAAAAAAGCCGACATTCACCGCCAAGGTGGATGTCTACACACCAAACAATAAAGGCGGCCACGATTACTCAACGTTTGAAGCGGAGTTTTCTCGCTGCAAGATGAGTGAATTGGATGATCTCCGGAGCAAGAACCAATTCGATGTGATGCGCGAAAAGCTGGTGGGCTGGAAAGATTTTAACGATGAAGAGAACAACCCCGTTGAATTCACGCCGGAGAACCTTGAAATTCTGATCGACATTCCGGAAGCGCTGAACGGATTGAGAGAGGCATTCTGGGGTTCGGTCGTCAAGGCGAAGGAAAAAAACTAGAAGCGGTTGCCCGCTACTGGGCGGGTGACCGTGAAACAAATAGCTTAGGGATCGATCAGGATGTCATTGATGGCCTCATCGCAAGCGGCGCGCCGCCTGAGATTATCGAATCAGCAAAGGCTGGGTTTTCTGGGCAGGCGGAGAACGATCGCGATTGCGATGTCTGGCCAGACAACTGGCGATCAGTTTTATTGTTCCTGGCAGTCGGCACACAATGGCAATTCGCACCATCCGGACAGCCGCTCGGGATTACCTATCAATCGGTTGAATCGCTCATGGCCATGCAGAACATCCGCAAACATCGCCGGGGCTCGTTGATGAATGACATCCGGCTTATGGAAGAAACCGCGCTCAGCGTTTTTAGGGAAAAAGAATAATGTCAGCTTTGGGAAAACTTGTTGTTTCTCTTGCTCTGAACCACGCGGAATACACGCAAGGGCTAGACAGAAGCAGCCAGGAGGCGCTCAAGTTCGCCCAAAATTCGCAGAAGAGTTTCGATCAGGCTGGGCAAAGCGCCAAGGAATTTCTTGGTAATGTCGCTGGGAATATCGGCGGCGCAATAGTCTCTGTCGTTGGTCTGAATGCGGCATTCTCGCGCGTCACTGAATCTATAAACATACTCAATAGTCTCGACGATGCCGCGCAGAAAACCGGATCAAGCATTGAAGACCTATCGAAGATCGAACAAGTCGCGCGTAATTTTGGCGACGTATTCAACCCGATAGAGCAAGGAATCACCAGGCTGGCAAAAGGCCTGGCTGAGATCGATGACCCCAGCTCAAATGCAATCCGCGCACTGGATGCGATCGGCGTATCGGCGCGTGACAGCAATGGCGAACTCAGAAAAGCAGCGGATGTTTATATTGATGTTGCCAGATCGCTGCAGCAATACGAGGACGGCGCCGAGAAAACAGCCGTCGCTCAAGCGCTGTTTGGCAAAAGCGGCGCTGAATTATTGCCGATGCTGAACAATCTGGCGCAAGGTGTTGATCACGTTAATGCTCTTACCAAAGAGAATGCAAGGCTTGCTGCTGAATTTAATGATGGCGTTGCTTTGGGAAAAGCAAGGGTTAACAATTTCTTCCTTTCGTTATCTGTAGATCTATTGCCGACTTTGAATAACATTGCATCCGCAGTGAATAATTCCACAGGTCAGATAAGTTCATTTTCCAATGGAAGCTCTGTTGCAATTTCAGTATTGAAGGGCTTAGCCATAGCAGGGTTCACTGTTGTGGACACCTTCCGCGGAATGGGGCGGGAAATTGGCGCGCGCGCTGCACAGTTGGCGGCATTGGCAAGTATGGATTTTTCCGGAGCCAAGTTTATTGGACAGGCTCTGGCTGAAGATAACATGAAGTCCCGCGCGGAATATGACAAATTTGTAGATACCGTCTTGAACGGCGAGCAGAGAATAGCGCAAGCCGTAGATGCCGGTGGAACAAAAAAAGCAATTGATTTCCAAGTCAAACTCCCGGCAGCGGTTAATGCATCCACCAATGCGATCGAAAAACAAACCAAAGCATTCGACATTGAGTTGCACAAACTCAAGGAGTACGAATCTGAAGCAAAGCGCGCGCGTGACATTACTGAGAGCGTAGCCACGAAGCAAGAGCGCTACAACCAAACCCTGGAAGAACTCGAGCGTCTACGGCCGCACATGAGCGTTGAAGCCTACACGCGCGCACTCGATAAAGCCGAACGGGAATTGCAGGACGTGGGTGCGGTCAACCGGCAAGTGACTTCCGAGATGGATCAATTGTGGATCCAGGCAGGCCGAAACATTCAATCGACATTTGCCAACAGTATTTTTGATTTCTTTAATGATGGCGTGGACGGAATGTGGCGCAATGCCAAATCGGCCGTCGGTCGCATTCTGTCTGAATTCGCTGCTTTGAAATTTTCGCAAAGCATTGGCTTGAGTGCGATGTTCGCGATACCTGGTTCGGCAAGTGCCGGTGGTGGCATTGGCGGCACGGGAGTAAGCGCTCTAAACCTGGCAGGGATGGGATCATCCGCGATGGGTCTGTTAAAAAGCGGTTTCGGCGCGACATCATTAATGAGTAGTGTTGGTGGCATGTTGCCTGGTTCCGTTGGATCTTTCTTTGGCGGCATGGGCGTGACAGGCACACAAGCTGCCGCACAAGCTGGTGCGTCAGCATTATGGGGCGCGTCAGGTGCAAGCACGGCAGCTAGCATGGGTGCGTCAGTGGCAGCGTTTGCCGGGCCAGCTATTGCAGTTGCTGCGGTAGATCAAATAGTGCGCATGCTGGCAGGTGACAAGATGATCGGTGGCGGGGTTGGAAAAGTGCTGAATTTTGTACCGGTGCTTGGCCCGATGCTCAACGGCCTATTCGGCCGCGGCCCAATGAAGCAACAAGGCACCTCGCTGACCGGCGAAATCGGCGCGGGTGGTTTTGAATCAGGCTCGTTGAGTACAAGATTCAAAGCCAAGGGCGGTTTATTTCGTTCCGACAAAATAGATTTCGCGGCTATTGATGCGGTGACCGGCGCTATTTCAACTGACAATGGGAAGCTGTCCGGTTTCGCGAATGATCTGGCGAAAGTGGCGAAAGACACATTCAGCCTAATCAACGACACCACCCAGCAAACATCCAGCAGCCTGCGAAGTATTGCCGATGAGATAATTTTTCGTACTCGGTCAGCATCTTGTCAGACAAAGGCAAGATGTTGACGGACGAGCAGGTTGCTGAAGAGATAGCCAAAATCTCTGATGCGATGGCGCGCGGTCTTGTGCCGCAGGTTGACAGTCTGGCCAAGCGTGGAGAGTCTGCGCTGCAGACCGTTAGCCGTCTTGGCTCAGAATTCACCACGCTGTCCGATGCTGCTACGATCCTTGGTAAATCCGTGGCAGAATCCCGCGCTTTCATAGCGGGAACGAGTTTTGAAGGCCGAACCGGCTTTGTCGATGCGGCGGGTGGCATTGATGCGCTCAACCAAAAAGCAGCTTTCTTTGCACAAAATTTCCTGACCGATGCTGAGCGTCTTGCGCCAGCTCAGGAAAAATTGAACGACGAATTGAATAAACTCAATTTATCTACCGATTTGACCCAGGATCAATTCAGAGACCTGGTGCAATCGTTCGGCGAAGTCAACGGAATTTCCGAGGACACGCTGCAAGCATTACTGAATGTGCAAGGTGGTTTTTTGGAAGTCAGAAACACATCCGAGGCACTGGCCGCGCAAGCTAAAGAACAGGCGAAGACGCAGGTAAATAATGCCTACTCCGCGCTGCAAAAATCGGTCGAAACCGAGCGCAACCGCATCACGGAACAATACAACGCGGCCGTTGAAGAATCGAGCAAACGCATCCAAAATGTTACCGAGTCAATCGGAAAGCTCAAAACATTATCGGATGCGCTAAAGTCTACTGTCGACACCATCCGACCATTAGGTCGCGATCAGGCCAAGCAACAAATCATTGACGCACTCAGTGCCGCCCGCGCCGGTGGCGCGTTGCCGGAAGCGGACAGCCTGAAGAATGCGCTTGGCGTGCTGAGTAACAGCCAATCGATATCGTTAGGAGCCGGTAGTTTTGAGTTTGCAAGAGAGCAAGCCAAAACCGCAAATTTAGTGGCAGAGCTTGGCTCTGTCACCGATTCGCAATTGCTGCTCGATGAGCGCAGCCTGGCCGCGCTGGAAGATAACCGCGCGCGCCTGGATCGAGGTTTTGCTGATGAAATAGGCCGCCTGGATTCTCTGCTGACTCAAGGCCAAGCGCAGATCGATGCGTTAAACGGCATCAATACCAGCGTACTTTCGTTTGCCGATGCGCTGCGCGGGTTTAACGTGGCCAGTGCCGGGGCAGGCGGAAGCGCGGTGGGAGTAAGTGCCACCGGGATTTCTTATAAAGATATCCGTGACTTTTCGTCCTCGCATACTCCTGATCAGATTTATGCAGCTGCTCAGCAATACGGTGTCACTGAGGCGGACATCGTAGCTTCCGGTGCTTTTACAGCAGATGAAGTGTCTGGTTATTTAAATTCAAAGGGTCTCCCAAGATTCGCCTCCGGTGGCTTCCACCGCGGCGGTTTGCGTTTGGTCGGAGAGCGCGGCCCGGAAATAGAATCAACCGGACCCAGCAGAATTACCAGCAACACGGATCTGCAAAAGATGTTGAGCAACGATGAAGTTGTTAAAACGCTATTGCAGCTCATTGGAGAAATCCAAACAAACAATAAATACAATCAACGGGTTGCTAGTAAGTTGGATGCGGTTACGGTGCAAACAACAAATGGACAGATTGCGCTGAGGACAGGCACATGACCACCGCCTTTGTAAAAGCGTTTGTCCCAATCGAGATCACGGATGCGCGCTTTATCAGCAGCACGATTGTAGAGCCTGCGGCGGGTGAGCCGGTGTGGGTTGCTGGAACTTACGCAGAATTTGCACAGGTTAGTGTGATTACGGCGGACAGTCATCTGGTCTATGAATCGCTTGAATCTGGCAATACCGACAACCCATCAACCTTGCCGCGCACAAAATGGATTTTGAAGAGTTTCACCAACCGTTTCCGCATGTTTGAGTATAACAACGGACTGCCCAGCACCGGCGCATCGCCGCTGACAGCTGTAATCCGCCCTGGTAGCCGCATCAATGCGATTGCTCTGTTGGGGGTGAATGCCAGCACGGCGGCTTTGACAGTGCAGGACGGCGTTGGCGGGCCTGTGGTGTTCAGCCTTGATCAAGATTTGCTCGCTCGACACGCGATGACTCCTTATGAAATAGCCTTTGCACCGTGGGTCTACGATAACGTGGTGACAACTTTCGACATCCCTCCGGTATCTGACCCTGTTGTAACGATGACCTTGACCGATCCATCCGGGACTTGTGATGTTGGCCGGTTTGCCGTTGGCTTGGCTGCTGACATGGGCTCCGTGGATTGGGGATCTGTTCGCGAAGATGAGAACTACTCATCTATTACTTACGAAGCCGGTTTCGCAAAATTCGAGCCAGTGCCAAACATCCCTGTGCTAGAGCTGCCGATTGAAATCGACACGATCAGAGTTAACCGTGCGCGCCAATTTAAAGAGCAATCCAACGGCAAGGCTGTTGTCTGGTCGGCGATTAATAATTTGGATGCACTACGTGAAATGCATGTGCTGATAGGTCCTTACCAGCGTTTCAGGATCTCTACTTTAAACCTAATGCTGACAAAAATAGACTTAACTATAAAGGGCATCTAATGAGCGTAACAATACCACTCCTAACGACAATACCATCATCCTCAACGATGAATGAGAGCGAGTACAACGCCTCATGGAACACGCTATTGTCGGAGCTCGATCCATACGCCAGTGCCGCCAATGCCCTTGCGGCTGGAGTCGAGGCAAATGCTGCCGATGCGGAAGCCGCCGTGGCCGCATTAGCTTCTGCGAAATGGGTTTCCGGATCTTTTGTTGAGGGTGATGTTAGATGGTCACCGACTAATTACCTGAACTATCGCTGCAAAAATACCGGATCGCGCACAATCGATCCGGCAGCGGATCCAACAAACTGGGCATTGCTGACCAAAACTGGCGCGGGTGGATCGGACACCGCCAGCAGTGCTGTCGATATCACGCTGACATCAACCAGCGGACGCTTGCAAGTCATCTCAATGACTGCTCCCGGGAAGAAAGTCACACAACCTGCTGCGAATACGCTGCAAACCGGGGCGCCGGTATTTGTATATAAAAATACCGGCACCTATCGTTTCTCTGTACACAAAAACGGCGGCGGGTTTCTCTGCTATGTTAATCCTGGTCAGGTGGTGTCAACCCACTGCTCAGACATTAGCAGCGGTGCTGGCGTGTGGCACATCAGCGGGCAGAATGTTGATCAGATATACGGCGGGAATGATGCGGAAGTCCTGACCGCGGTGGGTGCCGGTTATGCTGCTGTTGCAATGCTGACGGCTACAAAGGCGGTTTGTGCTTATCGAAATATTTCAACAACCCGCCTTGAGGTTGTTGTTCTCAACTTTGGTTCTGCGTCAGGATCATCCGTGGAAGTTAATGCGGAAGCGTCTGTCGACATTAGCATTGATGCGCAGACAAGCAATCAGGCAACGGTTGTCTACAAGACATCAACTGGCGTAACCAAAGGCTATGTAATCGACATTTCCGGCAGCACGCCCACACCGGGTGCTGTGCGGACAATCGATTCCGGTACCGGCGGGAATGGCACATCAATCGCCGCTTTATCATCCACTCAGCTGCTTTGTTTATATCAGGGATCCGCGTCGGGCACACCGCGCGAGCGAATCCTGGACATATCTGCAAGCACAATTGCAGAGAGTTCAGAGGTCGCTGCAGATTCGACAGCAGCATTCGGTACTTATCTGTCTGTAAAAAAGGTTAGCGCGTCAAAAGCTTTGGTCTGTTTTAAGAATTCAGCGACAAAAACTCCCTTGATGCGGTTGCAAACAATCACCGGTTCTGTCCCTGCGCCAAGCGGTTCTGTGATTACTGTGGCACCACCAGGCACTCCGCCATCCACTTATCTCGGCCTGGCAGTTGTGAGTTCAGGTCGCGCGGTGCTGATTCAGGGCGTCGAAAGGACGTACGCGGACATGCTCATTTCGTTGATCGATATATCAGGATCATCCCCTGTGTTGCTGGCTAATAAGATGCTGTCTCCGGGGACGTTTGCTGATGCAAACTTCGATGCGACCAGGCTGGGGACGAGTTCGGTTTATTTAACCTGGCAAGAAACCACGGCATTCGGTGTGCGTGGCTTGGTTATAACCATTAGCGAGGATGATCGGATTATCGAAGGCGTTGTTTCCGACAAATTGGAGCCGGGCGTGAGCAACCGATTAGCCTGCGCAGCGATGGATGCCACGCACGTAATGCAAGTTTGTGGTAATGCGGACACCTACTTGTCTGCCAAGACATTAGAGATTGCCGCGTGAAAATTATAAAGCGCAAGTCAGATGACGTTGTTTTGTTCGCAAACAATTATCTGACCTTGGAAGGTGCGATCTGTAGCGGTCGCGGCTGGTCGTACAGGCATACGGGACCCGTTGAGCTAGAACTCGAGGAGGTCGCTGAGCTTCCGGAAGGTTTCATTGTTCGCGGTTGGAGCCATAAGGACGGCGTTTGGACAAGCAACGCAATCGCCGATCAAGTCATCCTGCCCGCCAAACGCGCAAAAAAAATAGCGCAGTTCACGGCGCAAGCAACCACAGAGAATCTTGCAAATATCGATTACATGAGCCACACATGGCGCGCAGATTCGGCCAGCCAGACGCTTCTTGCGCAGGTTCTGGCTATCGGCAGTGTTCCGGAGGGGATGTACTGGCGCGATTCGTCTGGCACGCCACGGACCATGGGATATTCAGATTTACAAGGACTCGGCTTGGCAATCCTAACGCGCGGACTTGCCGCCGATAATAACCTAATGATAAAGACAGCTGCTTTGAATGCCGCAACCACGGCGGCAGAGATCGATGCAATAACGTGGTAAACAAAGGGTAATCTACTAACGCAAGCCGCCTAACCAGCGGCTTTTTTATTGATAGGAGTGGCTATGACAAAAACAGAACAGATCAAACAGCAATTCGAAGCGGACCTCAAAAAGATTGAGGACGCAATCAGTTACAGCAGCCTGTCGAATTTGCGTTCTGATCTTGCAAAAGTGGTTGCGGACACAAAAGCGAACGCAGCAAAACACCTGGATGCCCTGGAGCAAGCGAATAGCAAAGCGGATAAAGCGCTTGACCCGCTGATCGAACAAGCGCAGCGCAGCCGTTACACCCCTCTGTATGTGGCATTTTTATTTCTATCCGGTTTTGCTGCCGGGATTCCAGTGGGAATTTATTTATAAATAGGACATGAGAAATATGCCGATCAAAGATCCGACGACGTGGTCACTTGCCACCTGGGCGCTTGCAATTGGGATGGCATTCGCGGGAGGTTTCGTTAACTGGTATTCGCGCGTGAAGCGCGGTCACACCAGAGTGTTCAACCTAATTGAATTGATTGGCGAGATATGCACCAGCGGCCTCGTTGGCGTTGGTGCATTTATGATTTTGTCGTCTTACGACCAGCCGCTCGGTGTTTGTGCTGCCGCGGCCGGGATTGGCGGGCACATGGGAACCAGGCTGCTATTTTTGGTTGAACAAGTATTCGAACGGCGACTGAAAGCAACTGGTGAGAAGGATTGACATGCCCGCATTCTTAATCAGATACCTGCCTTACATCATCGGCGCGCTGGCAATCTTTGGGTCGCTTTGGTATGTGGTTAACGCTATCCACCAGAACGGCCGCACGGTGGAGCGCGCAGAGTGGCTGCAAAAAGAGAAAGCACAGCAGGATGCGCAAGCCAAGGCGCTCGGCGAAGCCATGCAGCGCGTGGCCGACCAGAACGAACGGAACCAAGAAAACACAATGGAGGTGCTCAATGCAAAAGACCAGGCGATTAACCAGCTTGAGAATGATATGCGCGCTCAGCGTGCTGCTAATCGCGGGCTGTGGATCACCGCCAAAGTCTGTCGTGATAACGGTGCCGTGCCAGGAAAAACCGAAAGTTCCGGCCAGCCTGGTGACCCCGAACGCATACGACTTCCCGAAGCTATTGAACGACGCCTTCGAGACCTCGCAGAAACCGCCCAAAGAGTAGCGATCGATCACAACGCCTGCGTAGCAAAACTCGCGCCGCTGGTTGAGATTATTGCCGACCACTAATAACAGATTCGCCCAACAACAAAGCCGCTTATGCGGCTTTAATTTTTTCCGGGAGGGAAAATGCCAGACGCTATGTATATAAGAGACCGCTCAGGCTTCGCGCCGCTATCCGTAACCACCACGGCCGCAAGCATAGGACCGATTGTGGAAGGGGGCAAATATCAAGTGAGCTGCACGGGGGATACGGTCTATCTGCGCTCAGGAGGGAGTCAGGGGAACGCCGAAACAGTGACACCACCCAGCGGTGGTGTGCGAGGCATTGAGCTGTTTGGCGGCAATGCCGCCGACATTTTGTTGGATGCGGGCAGCTACCTCGGCGCAATCACTGCCAGCGGTACCGCCACGATTAATCTGCATTGGGTGGGGACTAATTAAATGCCTAATCAAGTAAACCTAAGAAATGTGCCGAGATATAACTCGGCGACTGGAAATCTTGAAGTCAACGGGGTCCCGATTGTTATATCCGGGGGGGTGCCTAGTAACGCCGTGGTGATCGATCCAGTTACAGGACTCTTTAAAACTCAGGCAGGTGACTTCATAGCTGAAGGTTTTGTAGACACGATGCTCGATGCCTTATTGCTAACCGGTGCTGATTATGATGATCAAAGCTTAATCGTTAAAAATCCCGGC